TCACGAGCAAGACCCGTGCAACAGGCCCCACGTAAGATAGCTGAGCCCGGCGCCGTGCCAGAGACCACCAAGCCCCATCACAATCAGCAAATTCAGATACGTTCTGAAGGTGCCGCGGCGATTGCCGCCCAGCGGGATATAAAGATACGTCCGCAACCAGCTCGACAGTGAGATGTGCCAGCGGGTCCAGAATTCGGAAAACGACACGGAAGTGTATGGAAGGTTGAAATTGATCGGAAGCCGGTAGCCGAAGAGCAACGCCAGACCTATGGCGATCGCCGAATACCCAAAGAAGTCGGCGTAGATCTGGTAGCTATACATAAAAATCAGCAACCATCGGTCCTGAGTCCGAAGCGTCTCAAAGAGGGGGAAATCCATATAGGATGTCATCTCGTTGAGGTTGTTCGCGACGTATAGCTTGAAGAAAAAGCCCGTCAAAATCCATTTCACAGCCTCGACCAGCGGAATTTCTGCAAAATATTTCGGCTTGATCTGCGGCATGAACATTTCGGCGCGCGTAATCGGCCCCGAAACCAGCTGCGGAAAAAATATGATGTACAGGAAGACGCTCGTGAGATCGGGTGGTGCGCTTTTCTGCTTGGTAAGATCCACAAGCAAGCTGATGTTGTGGAATACGAAAAACGAAATCCCGATCGGTAACGGCAATTTCAAAAGGAAGCCGATGGGCCCAAGGTCGGCCAAACTGGGAGATGTTGGCTCCACGAATAGAAATTTGTATTTAAAGAACGCCAACAACATGAGATTGAAGGCAATCCCTACCGGCAGCCATACTCGGCGATCCCGGAGAGCCAAAATCAAAAACAGATAAGTTCCGAAGACGGCCGCAGCCAGCAACGGTAGAAGTTCTGGCTGACCATAACCGTAGAAGAACAAGCTGGCGACAACCAGCCATTGAATCTGAAATGGCCTTAGCGGCGGGAGGTAATACGCCCCAAATACGACCGCAACAAATACGCCGAACTGCCACGATGTGAAAGTCATGCCGCCCCATGAATAATCATGAGGAATTTAGCATCACAGCGTGAGCGAGCCAATATCGTCTGATCGACAAAGACAAATCATTTGCTGAGCAAGACCTTGATGCCGAGCCACACCGCCCCGACAAACCCCGTCACGATAATTGTAATCACAGCCTTGAAGGTATAGCTCTGCGCCTGTTCGACGCTTTTGCGCCAGCGTCTTAGGTGCTGGAAGTCCGCGCGCAATTCCTTGCGGTCCTCTTCCTCGATTCCAAAGGAAGTCAGGATGGTTGCGATGGTTCGGAGAACCAGGGTATCAATATCGTCGCGATGAAACCTTTGTTGTTCGGCCAACGTCTCGACGACAATAGCTCTGATATCCTCGTCGGGTATGGCGCTCATGGTTCGACCAACTCCAATGTCATCGTTTGATGATCCTCGCGACGTTTTCAAATCCCCGTTTGGCGAAATAGAACGAGACCACAAGGTTCGATGTAACGGACGCAAACCCCGCGAGAGGATCGGTCGTTCCGAGTCCCAACACCTTGTCCCACACCAAAAGTTTGCCAAAATAGATAGCGACGCAAAAACCCATCAACTTGTCGGGTTCGTACCAATGCCCGATTTCGGCGATACGATATTGCGAGATCGCGCTCGTTTCCGACACTTGCGCCGCGATTTCGCTCGCCGCCAAATCCGCAGCGATCTTGTTGTCGACGTTGCCGGCCTTCAGCTTGGCATTATAGGCATCGACCAATCCCTTGATGACCGGGCCGCCCAGGAAGGAGATGATCGCCATCCACATCTCAACTTACCTTTCGAATTGACCGCAACCGGGCGATGATCGTCACGATGGAGATACCCAACAAAATCCGGCCGACAATCTTCGCATCGCCAATCGCGATGGAGATTTGATCCCTCAGGTTCGGGTCGCCCAATGCGTCCGCAACCGTATCAATGGCCTGCATCAGAGTACCCGCGAGAGCCAGGCAGTAACTCCACGCGATGGTCAAAGAATTGAGGCAGCCGGCCTTGATGCGCGTCCACATGGCTAGAGCGCCGCCTTGAGCGCGGCAACTTTGGCCTCGAGCGCCCTGATGTAAGATTCTGCGCCGGTGACCAGGACCGTGATCTTGTCCTTCGTGAACCAGCACAATGCAAACCCGGCAGCAACGGCGGTGAAAGCAACTATTGGCGTCATGGTCGTTTCCTTATGAAGTTGAAGATGGCGAAGAGCACGGAAGCGATGAACGCGCCGATGGAGCCCTTTGACGGATGACCGATGGAGGGCTTTGCGATGTCCGGCGAAGGAATCTGGATGGTCGGGGCGGGTCGGGCTGAGGCAACCGGTACACCCGAAAAGGCGATGCTCGGATCGAGCTTCATCATCGCCAGAAGCAACCCGGCGCAGCCGAGTTGACGGTCGACCGCTTCGGCGTCGTAGACACCGTCGCGGACATATTTTCCCGATATGTATTGATCGGTACCCGCCCAGATATAAGGCGACGGCCTGCCGCGGGCGGCATAACCAAGCCCGTTATATTCCTCGAGCATGGTCAGCGTGCCGCCGATGCTCCAGTCCTTGTTGCGCGCGGCATAGGGCGGGCAGTTGATCAGCGCATCGACCGCCGCCTCCGCCCACGATTCAAATGGCCCGCGTCCAGCGGGCACGTGAACCGAAACCTTGTTCCAAGGGTCGCCCTGCGCCAACGACCGCGTCCAGTCCTGAGAGGATTCCCGTTCGTGGACGACTGCGATGACGGCCCAAGGCACGCCGGTTTCTGAAGAAACCGCCCGATAGACGGATTTAGCCAAGGGAGAGACGAGATGTGTTGCAACAGAGGAGAAATCCCGCGTCAGCCCGACCTTCGCCCAGCGCTCCGCATTCGCGCGTTTAAGCGCGACTAGATCGGTCATTACTTGCTCACCGTGAGTGTGTGGGATAGATAGGCGTGCCTTGGAAGTGGTAGCCGCCAGTGGAAAAAAATAACTTTTTACCGCGCATTGAATCGTTGCGCGGTATCGCTGCCCTCGTGGTGGTCGGCTATCACGTCGGTGGTCAACTATCGGAAAGCCCCGCATATGGCGGGTTGGACGCTTTCGCCTACCGGACACTTGTGGCGCTTTCAAACGGCGTTGGCGCCGTCGTTACCTTTTTTGTCTTGAGCGGCTTTGTGCTTGCGCGATCGCTCGACGGAAATTCCGATCCAATCAGATTCTTCCGAAGCCGCTTATTTCGGCTGTTTCCAGCGGCGTTCGCCGTCGTCTCATTGCTGACCGCCCTTCACTGGCGGTTCGGAATTTACGTTGGATACGAAGCATCGTTCGACCCAATCGACGTCATTCTGAATATGCTGATGATCCGAAGCGATATTAACGGCGTGATGTGGTCGATGACGGTCGAATGCGCGGCAACGCCATTAATCCTGTTGAGCTTCTGGCTATTTCGTAAATATGGAGAGCGGCCGCTTTGGAGTCTGGTCGCAATTCTTCTCGTTTTGTCTTCTTGGGGACCCTACGTTCATCTGCTCGGCGGCTTCACCAGTCTGGCGCCCTTGTATGCTTTCGTCGTCGGAGTGCTCTTACATTTTCGGGGCGCCTCGATTGCGTCGCTGATCGGCCAAAAGCGAGCGACCGTTGCGGGTATTGCCGCAATGGCTGTCTTTTGTTTCTGTGGAACGAGGACACAAAGCGCGCTGGTTTTGCTGCTGGAATGCCTGAGCGCCGCGACATGGATCGTGTTGATCGTCTGGCATCCGACGAAAAATCTCTTCAAGCCGCTCGACTTCAAGCTCGTTCGGTTTTACGGGCGGATTTCGTATAGTTTCTATCTACTCCACCACCTGGGCATCTCGTTTGCTTTTCGCCTTTTCGATCCATTGGCTCTCAACGCGTCAGGAGTACCTTTATCCATCACAATGGCTTTTGCGACTCTTGGATCTATCCTGTTGACGACGCCGGCAGCCTATTTGGCCTGGCGGTTTATCGAGGTTCCTGCCATCAGACTTGGATCAATATTGGGCGAGCCATCGACCCTGCGGGCGAGTAGGCAAACCTCTTGATAAGCCGTGACGACGCTCGCATCGTTGCGATAATTACGTGCGCCGCCTCTCGGGTTAACGTGGACATTTTTCCAGGACTTCCATTTCCCGTACCTGAGATCGATCATTACTTGCTCCACTATGGAGTGTAGTGGTATTTTTCCTACTCAAATGGAGAGCGCTGCATGAGAGACGAAGCTGCAGGATTTTATGTTGGCGTAATCAATCAACTGATCGAAGCAGGCACGGTATCAATACCCGATAGCGTTCTTGTCGTTTGTGGTGGCCCTTTGGACGAAATGGTGATGCGCCAAGCCGGGCTGTCTGATTTCACGATTTCAAATCTGGACGATGGAGCAGCTAACCATCGGCAAGATGCGGAAAACCTGACCTTTGACGATGGGTCATTCGATATCGTGGTGGTTCACGCTGGGCTACACCATTGCCATTCGCCGCACCGCGCATTGCTCGAAATGTACCGTGTCGCCCGCAAGGCGGTAATCGTTCTAGAAGCGCGGGATAGCCTCGCCATGCAGATAGCTAAGTTGGCGGGGTTTACGCCTGATTTCGAACTGGAGGCCGTTACCCACGAAGGCTACGAAAGCGGCGGCGTAGGTAACGGTCCAATTCCGAATTTTATATATCGATGGACAGAGCGTGAAGTTGAAAAAACCATCCGAAGCTTCGACCCAGCCCATGTAGAACAGATTAGATATTTTTATGGTCTGCGGTTGCCTAGTCTTCGCTTTGAAAAAACAAATAGACCGTTACGGCGCATTGCACTCAGAGCTCTTAGGCCTGCCGCAATAGCGTTTTCAAAATTATTTCCGAAACAGGGAAATCAATTCGGGTTTGCGATTATCAAGACGGGAAAGCTGAGACATTGGCTTGAATACAATAACGGAAAAATACGCGTTTCGAGCCAGCGCGCCGAACAACTTGGTCAATCGTATAGGCCTACCTAGCCCACAAATGAGCTGCGAATGGCGGCAGGTCATTTGTCGTCGACGAGTTTAAGACGAGGGAAAATGATAGCATCCGAGAAGCGACGCCGCCGAAATTTCTACGACGCTTAGGGCAACGGGATTGCGTTAAATTATCCGCAAAATATAATTACAGATGATCGTTGGCTGCGTAGTCCTAAACGGATTGCTAGTTCCGCCTTGCGGGGTGCCGGCGAATGTTGATACGGCCTGAGAAGCGGAGAAATTCGCTGGCTGTTGTGATGGGCCACCGCTGCCTGTTTGAACTGATCCGCCGCCCGTCACAGCATTGCTAGATATCGTAATTGCTCCATTGCTGATCGAGCCGGACGGCGTATACGGCGGCAAATTTGGCACGAATAGTGTGGTATTTTCCAAGCCGCCCACCGCGCCCAAATTGGTAGAATTTCCTCCGAAATAAGTTGATGTCAGCCGCGATGCCGAATTCTCCATCATCGCCGAGACACGACCTGTTTTATCAGGAACGTTGAACGTCGTCGAACCGTCGCCGGCACCAAACCGCGTTCCCCATCGGGCGAATGCAGTGGCATAAGTGGTCCGAGAGATCGCCTGGCCTTGTGGGAAAATGAAGGAACTGTTCGGCGTGATCGTATCCCAATAATCCATGCCGCCTAGTAGCGGCACGCTATACGGACTGCCAAAGAAGCCTTGCAGATAGAATGCACCGTCCGCGTTGTTATATACTGCGACGTAAGGCGTGCCTTGAATGATGGTTCCGGCGAGCAATTCGGTTGAGGGCGCGGAGCGCAGTGGTTTTGCACCCAACGAATCTACATTCAGCGTCACCGTCGCCCCGTTGGTGGTGTGTGGCGTGAACGCGATCATTTGTCCGTTGAGATGGGCCAGCGTATCGAATACCTCGTAAGAGGAAACCGTGTATGCGGTCGACGTGCCTCCGGTGACGATGGCGCCGGCGATATCGTCGCGGTATTTCGCGGTCGCCGCCATCATGGCCCGCGCGGAATCGTTCACACTGGAAGGCGATTGTCCTTCGGCCCAGTTGATCGTGCTGTCTGCGGTGGCGTCGGACGCGGCCGTCTGCGACCATTTATAGAGTGTCATTCTTCGCTTTCCCTTGAAATGAAAACGGCGACCTTCAGGTCGCCGTTGGAATTTCTTCTTTTAGTTCTGAACGGCGACGCAGCGGGAAGACCGTTCGGCTTTCCCCTTGGACTTTACCTCCGGATATTTTTACGTTCTCCCTGTCCCTCGCCGCCCAAGTCGAGATATTGCGAACAGGGGCACGCCGGCGCACGAGCGGTCAGGAGGTTGCGGATCACGCCAATCGGCACGCCAGGGCTTTCCTTCGCGACGGCATCGGCTCTCGCGTTGACGATCGCCTCGATATCGTCACGGATTTGCTTGATACGATCTTCAAGCGGGGCCGCGAGCGTCGCTTTCGTGTTCTTCGAAATCATCCGCTTCATTTCCTTTTGTTGTTTCGCGTTGCGGCGATTGTACCGCCAGCTTCTGCCGCAGGGAGGCGGCCTCGTTTTGCGCGCGCCGCAACGCCTTTTCGCGCTGCTCCTCGTGCGCGGCGACATAGACCTGCAAATCGTAGGGCAACGTCTTGAAGCGTTGCTTGCGGTCGGCCGGCCAGGAACGCGGCGGTGCGATGCCGGCCGCTTCGCTGATCGCGGCGGCCACGACGCCGCCGAGCGTGGGGTCGGCAAGCCCGTGCATAACATGGGCGCGTGAAATTTCCCGAACCGCCGGCCACAGCCGTTCAATGCCAAGTGAGGCGCAATCGGCGATGAATTTGGCCACGGCCGCCGGCGCCGCCGGACAGAAGGAGGCCCCGTTCAATTCGCACCATCGTGCAAACAGGGGCGCGGCACGCGATCTCGCCTGGGCGAGCGCCGCCAGCACCGGGCTCGTCATCGCGCCCGTCAGCGTTTGGCTTTGCGCAGCGCCTCATGCACGCCGCCCATTTTCTTGCGCAGCTCCATGAGTTGTACCTGCCGACGCAGATTGTGCGTACCGGAATCGATCTCGCCTCTCAATTCGGTATCGAAATTTTCCAGCGCCGCCGCCCGCTTCTTCAAGCCGTAGAGCGCGAAATTTTCCACCATCTCGTCGGCCGGCATCGGCTTGCCGCTGAGTTTCTCGGTGACGGATTCCGTGCGTTCGATGAAGTCCCGGTTGTCATCGGCCATCGGTCATTTTCCTGTTGGAGTGGAGATTGTCGTTTCGGGGCAATACGCAGCATCGAGCCGGAGTCGCGGAATCAATTGGGGGTCCAAGCGAAAGACGCGCGTCGGGGATTTCCTGGCGGGTACCCGGAAGCTCACGCTTGGGGTGGATCGCGCCACCTTTAGCGCGGTCGTTGGGTAAACCACGGTTGCAAGGGATCGTCGTTATAGAACCCGCGCAGTTGATCGGCTTGCGATGACGGTGCCACTTGCGCTGGGTCCTGCGGATTGATGCCCGCCATGGCGGCGATCCAGTCAGTGATGCCACCTGAGGAGTTCAAACTATCGGGGAGAGCGAACTGCGCTGTGGGTGCACTCGGTTCGAATGCGGATGCCGGCCAGTTATTCCGAAATCGATCGCCGTCTTAGCGTCAAAATCCGCTGGAACGATGATGTACCCATTAGCATTCGTCCCGATATGATTGTGGCCCGAATCGAAAAGATTATAGGAACTCTGGACCTGATTGGGCGATACGATCGGATTTCCGTTTATGTCTCTCAGAAATTTTGCTTCAACATACTGTTTCTTGTCATTGGTCCGCACATAAAATGTATCCGGCATTAAAATTATCCCTTAAGCGGCACCTCAAGAAAGCTAGTCACCTACAGTCTGCGTTCAAAACATAAAAATTATCGCGCAAGTGCGTTGCGTAAAACCTGCAGGCTCTCATTTCATCCAGGTCCCCACCAAATGCGTCAATTTCATCCAGGGAGAGGCGGCCATCGGGGAGAGAGCGGGAGCCAGAATATGCAAATAGCTTATTGACGCTTCCTGACGACTGCCATTGTAGAATAACTGCCGCAGCTCCACCACCAGCAGCGCGTATCTGATTCCTGAAACCACGCTCATTAAGCAATAAGAAAACCCTGTCGGCGAGAGAAAAAAATTCACTCCTGAACCAAAACGACAGGCATGCGAAGGCGACGAAGAGAAAACGGCAAGCCACCGCTGATCGTTTTTGCCGGCCTACCAAAGCAACGATCGCGCTAATCGCAACCACGGCCGTCAAGGAAAAAAACACAATTAGAAACAATGCATCGAGAGTGAAGCTATCGCGAGATTCACCAATCGCTAAGTAGCTGTCGAGGAGGCTCACAAAAAAATAAAATCCGCCTGCCAAAAGAAGTGACAGCAGACAGAAAACTCGCCTTCCCACCAAGCCAACTTGCTGTGCGTAGTATTTACGTAACACGATACGCTCCCAAAAAGTGCTGCGTCCCCCGTCTATCGTTCGCGACGGCCCCGCGCGCTAAGGCAATGATCGAGAAATTGTTGCGCTGTCCAACGCTGGCCGTTTGCCAGCCTTACCGCGCTTTCAGCCATTCAAACCTACTTTGGCGGATCTGCCCATACATACGAATCTGTGGATACGAGACCACAGTTTGACAACTCCATGCGCGCGCCGACTTCCCTTTTCTTCGGCTCACCTATCGTCTCGCCGCCGCTCAGATTAACCTTCCATATGATGACGCCGAGGATACTTCTGGTTTTTACGGCACTGCAGCAATCGATTCGACTACGGCTAAAGTCCGCAACATGAGGCTTCGTATCGATGTATCCGGGTCTCTCGTGAGGATAGTAGAAACGAGCTTTACCAATCCGCATTTGAGCTTGCTTGATTGCATCGTCTTCCGACTGAATGATGTGGTCGCCTTGCTCACAAACATTGTTCAAGCGATAGGTAAAGTTGGCCACGAACCCGACAATCAAAGCAGCAAGAGCGAGGAAGAAATTCCTCCAACGAAAAATCTTCCTCAACATGGGAATCCCTCGTCGTCACGCGACTCAAAGGAACTTCCTTGGAACAAAACAGGAACAACGTCAACTCCTCCGACGCGGACTAAATCTCTATACACCCACCTCTTCAGCGCTTGCTGGATCGCCTGGCGCTGTAGAGCGCAACCGCGTCCTTGATGTTGCCCGAGCTTGAGAGTCTCGCAGTGAGCGTTCGCAGATCCGCATGCTCGCGCTCGGCCGCGGTGCGGGCGACGCCGGGGCGTTGCACCGGCGGCACCGGCTTTGCGGCGGCCGTGTCCTTGGCTTTCATCATCAGGCGATATTTTCCGGCATCATACATCATGCGCTGGAACACGGCGTTGCGCATCAAGGGTTCGTTGTTGAAAAGCCTGAACAGTTCGGCCGGCTCGACGCCGCTTGCCTTGGCGGAGGCCATGATCTCCGCTGAGACCGCGCGCTGGATTTCTTTCGACTCGCCTTTCAGCATGGTTTCAAGGCGCGCGTCTTCGGACTTGGCGTAGCTGTGAAAATTCTGCCGCGCCATTTCCGCTTGGCGACGGTCTTCTTGTTCCCGCTGCGCGAACAATTGCTCGGTGGTCGCGATCATCGCCTTGACGCGAGCGAATCTCTGCGGGTCTTGACGCGACATTTGCTCTAGCGCGACGGGCAGGCTTTCCGGCGCAATATTTGCCAATTCGGGAAACTGGCTGAGAAAACTCACCTGCGCAATTTGTGTCGCCGCCGCCAACCCGTCGAGATAGTTCTGCCGGGTTTTCTGGGCCTCGCCGATTTTCTCCTCGATGGCCTGGAGCACTTGCGGATGTTGCAGCGCCTTTTCGAGTTCGGGGTCGAGCTCCGCGGCCGCGCGATTGTCGCCTTTCTCCGCCGATTCAACCGATGGATTTTCGGAAGCGGCGTTGTCGGTCTCCGTCTTGTCGGCTTTGTCTTGCGGTGGCTCAAAGCCGTAAAATTCGGCGGCGTCGGGATCCTTGGCGAGAGCCTCAGCACGCAGCGCATCGACGCGCGCCGCGAGCGCTTTGCCTGTTTCATTTTCGATTGCGAATTTATCGAGCGCTGTCGCGTCGGCATAGTCGCGGGCCGCACGTGCCAGCGTGATCGCTTCATTCGCCGCAACCGGCTTTCCGTTGTCGTCGGTGTATTCCCGAACGACGATTTCTCCGGAGGAACCGGATCGTTCCGCCGCCGCCTCGCGTAACGACGCGCTGTCGCTGCCGAGTCCTTCCTCCTCACCCTTCTTCTTCGGGTCCGGCATGGGCGCAAAGCCGGCATTGGCGAGTTCGAATGCGGCGCCGGTCAGCGCGGGATCGGGTTCATTGGCCATATTGGCACTCCGGTGGGAATTGGTTCTGGGCTTGGCGCGGCGGGCCGACGAGATTTATTGTCGCGGGTTAGCAGGTCGCGGCAAGGAGAAAAACGTTCAGCAGGCGGCCTCTTGGCGCTTCAATCTGCGCCCAACAAAAGATTGATCTGGTGAATTTTATCGATCATGAGAAGAGATCAATTGAATTCTGGAAATACCTCGATGCTCAGGCTTATCCGCATGTCGCTCAAACGCGCCATATGAGACCACGAGAGAACATCGCCAATATTGACATCGCCTGGTAGGTCCACGACCAAGGAAATGGAACCGCCGGTCTTTTCAAGTTCAACCAGAAAATTCTTGTGCGGCTCCAGCCTGTCTATCAGGTTCACAACATCCGAAAAGAATAAGCGGTTTCTTTCAACGCGAAACCAATGGCTCCACACGCTGTCCGTATGAAGCCCTGGAAGAACGACGCCGACGGGGTTCTTTCTTACGCTCCCCACCATCGCGGAACGCCGAGGGGTTAGACCTAGCGTGTTCGTGATCCGGTCGGGATCGATATTTGGATGCCTGATTAAGATCCGAATTGAATATCTCAGCGGACCCCTTTCATCGTCGTCGACTTGCGCGTTCGTCATCGATCTCGATCCTTTCCGCGCCGCCCGCTGGGCTTACCCGAACCTGTGAAAGTATCCGCAGGTCCATGGTTCTCCCAACTACCATCGGGCTTTTGCGCCCAAACTTCACCCGATGGCGAAATTCTGACGTCATCATTTCCCTGTGCGCCCACGGCTTGTTTAATCTCTGTATGGTCGCCTGACCAGTCTGTCTGATCGATCGGGCGAGACCCCGCGGGAGGCCGGCTGGCGGTATCGTTGTTGAGAACAACTGAGCCGTCCAATGGCGCGGCACTACTGCCTGTCCTGCCGTAGCGTATTCTCCCATACAGTTGCAAGATCGCCCCTGCAGCCTTCATCCAATCCGGCATTTCGGGCATCGGAATCGGCGGCAGGGGCACAGGTGCAGTTGGAGGAAATGGAAGTGGTATTCCTCCGAGCCGATAGCCGGCCTGAACAACATTGCCGCTGTTATCGGGCTGTTGGTTCGCCAGCGCCTGGGCGAGAAGCGCTTTTCCTGCTTCGGGACTGACGGTCGCAAGCGTCGCGTCGTGGTCGCCAAGGACCGGCAACAAAGCCTGGTATTGCGAAGTCAGATTTGACGTTGCCGGTTGAGCATCTGATAACGCCTGGCCGGTATCGGCCAAACCTGGCCACGGCATCGGCTGAAGCGGTTGCGACTGAGAAGCGAATGGCGGCAGATCGAAGCCCGCGCCCGCTTGATCCTGGCCCAGCTGCGGTTGCAGAGCGCGCAGCCGCACGAGCAAGCCACCGCCCTCCCCGAATTTCTGGGGATCAACAAATCCATCGAACAGAGGCATCAGCCTGCCTGATGGATTTTCCGCGAGGCTTCGGTCGCGGCGCGATAGTCGACCGCCTTGTAGCCGTTGATTTCGAGCACGGCGTCGGGCGTGGCCTTCTCCACGTCTTGCGCCATCAGGCCGATGTGGTAGGCCGGCGCTCCCTTGTAGCGAAAGCCATAGACCGGCGTGCCGTCGAACAGCGTGCCGACTTGTTCGATGTCTTCTTTCAGCCGCATATCGGATGGCAGGAATTTGAGAATGGTTCCGATGCCGCCTGCAATTTTTCCGAATTGATCCGCGCCGCTTAGTTGCTGCGTGGCCGTCGTGGTGCCGTTGGTCTGCGACCCGAGCCCGGCAATGGGAACGCCGATTTGCGAAAGCAGGCCCAAGGCTTGAACCGGAATGCCTCTCCGCTGCGCCTCCTCCGCCAACGTTGCGTTGGCGCCGAAATTCTGCGCGGCGAGCGCGGATTGCGCCGCGGTGACGCCCTGCCCCTGATTGGCGAGAAAGTTTTGTTGCAGGCCCGAAAGCGTGCCGGCGGTGGTGTTGCCCGCGTTATAAAGCGCGTTGGCGGCATTGAACTGATTGGCGACATCCTGATTGTACTGCGCGGCGATGACCGGCGCTTCGCCGGCGGCGACACCACGGCCATAGGCCTGCTGGTTGGCACCGGAAAAATCACGCCCGGCGGCCGCGAATTGTCCGTTCACCGAATTGCCAACGTCGGATTGAATCTGCGCAAGCTGTGCCGCGAGCGCGGGGTTGTTGCCGATCAGGCTTCCGTCGGCATATGGCGTCAATTGGCTCTGCAAGGTGTTGAGATTGCCCTGCACGTTGGAGGCTTGCGCATTGGCACCTCCGCCATTCAACAGCGATTGCGCATAGCCGCTGATCTGTCCAGCGAAGGGATTTCCCTGCGCAGCATTGCTTTGCAACGTATTGAGTGCGCCGGTTTCAGCACCCGTCAGGGCGGTATCGTTCAAACCAGTGCCGAGTTGCCCGAGAATATCCTTCAGTATCGGCTGCGCCGCTTCCCAGGGTGCAGTTTGCGACTGCTGCGTTTGCGTCGACGACGATTGTCCGCCCATCGGCTTTGAATCCTTTCCATGGTCAAATTGAACTTCGTTTAGTGAAAAGCGCAGAGCCGGCCGCCGCGTCAGAGCAAGCGGACGCGCGTGCAGCCTTTGAGGATAACTCTCGCGTGATTTCGCCGATCGCGCACTTGACCGCCGCGCAGGCCGCATCCATTGTCTTGAAGCTGAAATCATCTCGCAACGACGCGCAGGCGCGAACCATGACAACCGAGTCGTCCTCGCCGACAGCCGGGCGGCCGCCACAGAAAGTCAAATGGCCGCCGCCGCCCTCTCGCAATATGGCGGCATTCGGGACGAGCTGGCTTTTAGGCTGGCCGCTTTTGGTCTTCGCTGACAACCCTCTCGCCGCACCTTATGAGCCGCTTACGCTTTTACTCGTCGTTCCGGGTGGTGCGATCTGGTTTTACCTTTTCATTTATTTTTACGCTTACTTCTACGAGAAGCTTTTCACGTGGGCCGAGGCACGTTGGCGGGTGGCGAAAACGATCAGAAAAATCCTGGAAGTAATTCCTGAGCTGATCATGTACATGCTCTGCTTCCTTCCCTAGGCTCCACCGTCTTTCCCAATCGCTTTCGGGGTGATCATGGGAAGCGCACCAACTAGTCGCGCGCGCTCACCGGTTGGAATGAATCGAGAAAATCTTGCCGTCGTCCGGACTAGCTCATCATCACGCGTATCGCCAACGCAGGCTAAGCCCATTGGCAGCATTTCACCGATTATTTCTGCGTAGCACCCAGCTTCCCAAAGCGGAGCTGACCGCAAGAATCACAAGCCGTAACCCAAGCTGGCGCACGTCATTGAGAAATCGGGCATCTTGTCCTATATTAAAGTTGGCCGACCGATCGGGGAAAAGCCCAGCCCGGTCTCCCGCGGAGACACTGTCAATAAGTTTGCCTCCGGGTCGGTCACTCCGCTTTTATGCTATGGCGCAGCCTGCGTCAGATTTAGCGGACCGATGCCTCCCAACGCACCGCTAGTCATACGACTCATAAGTCGTGACCCAAGCCGGCGCGCGTCATTGAAAAATTGCGTGTCTTGTCCTATAATCGAACTGGCCGGCCGATCGGGGAAAGGCACAGCCTGATCTTGCGCGGAGGCGCTGTCGAAACTTTTGCCTCCGGGTCGGTCACCGTCCAATTTGTAAAATGTGAGCAGCCAATTCTTGGGATCTCCCGCAAAATTCTTGGGTATGATCGCCAATTGAGCTTGGCCATTTTTCATTGAGATACGCGTCGGACCTTCGCGTGCGACCCTCATGGAGGGCCAATTTTCGGGCAGCATATCCAGCTCACCGGGATGGCGCTCATCGATGTGATCGATCCCATACCCGCGTTCGCCACGTTGACCGAAAATCAAATCGACGCGCCGATCTCCCAATTCCGGATGCGACAGAACACCGGGCGCATCGCCCGTTTTCGCATTCCGTAGCCAGTTCACGGCTTCGACAAAACGATCGTCGAGGCCGGTGACGATCGGGCCGTTGATGCCTTGCCCGGCGATCCGTGCGCCAGCACCCTCATCGCCGTAAGTTTCCGGATCAAATTCATCCGCGTCGCGAAAATTCAGGGCGGCCATCAGCTCAAGTCCTTGTCCATGATGACGTGCTTTTCCTCAAAGCCGTCGAGCACATAGAGCCAACCCTTGCGGCCGTAGATGCGCACGCGCTTGCAGCCCTCGGCTCTCGCGTAAGCCTCGATCTGATCGATCAGCGGAAGCCATCGCTTCATGTCGGAGCCGCCGCACACCGTGATGATGCAGACCTTGCCGATCTCCGAATTGATCAGGATGGTCGCCGCGGCGGATTCGACCGTGCGTCCGTTCCACGCCATCCACACCAGGCTCCGGCCCGAAAGAATGTCGGCCTCGATATCCGCAAAGGCGTTCAGCTTGGTCCGGTAACACGCCGCTTTCAGCAACGGGCCGACACACGGCCAGATCTCGTGAACCCGTTCGGGATCGACGCAAACAAGCTCAACCGATGAGGGCATAGAGAAAGGTTCGCCCCACGGTGGCGGAGTTGGCGTGGGTGATGGTGAACGAACCGTTGGCAACGGCCGACACAAACATGGTGCCGTTGCCGGCCTCAAGCGCCGCGTTGGCGGTGATCGCCGTCAGCAGCGGCGTCGAACCGGAAGCGCAGTTTTTATCCGTCACCACAGTCGTCGCCGCGCTTGTTGCGAGCGTCACCGTTCCGACCGCGTTCGACCGGCCCGCCGCGAGTTGCGCAATGGCGAGAACGATCTTCTTCAGATCGGTCTCGGTAATTCCGGGAACGTAAGCCGTCATAGCCGCCACGTCTCTGGCTTTGCTGGGTCGTAATTGCCAGGCAACCAGCCATTGTCGATGTATCTCGTGATGTTAGCCAGATGAACCGGATTGAGCCGTGTGAATGGCGAATAGGCAGGAAATCCATTGGTGGAGTTGATGCGTCGGCGGATGTGGGGATTGGTCCAAAACCACATTTCCTGGGTGGCATTGTTGAACGTCGCCCATTCGACGTCCTCGAGATGCGAGAGCACGCCGATGCACGTGGCAGGGCCATATGGCGTCATGACATGAAAAGGTTCGATGGGCGTCATCAAATGCTTCCGCTCACAACGTGCCGCTTGTGGTGAGATCGGGAATGACGCCGGCGCAGAATGTCCATGATGTCGCCGCGGGAATTCTCACCTTGAAGCGCGAATAGCGGGTGTCTCGCCTGACGTCGCAGCGACCGGTTCTCGCATTGACCAACACTTCTCTCCCCGCCGTGGCGATCGCCGATGGCGTATCCCGATATGATACGGAACCGTACAGCGTGGCCGCATCTGTCACGGGGCGAAAGCCCCGGATCGCGACGCGGTTTTCATCCGTGCCCTGCTCTGCACTTTCCATCGTTGCTTCCAGATTGGTCCCGCGAAAGAAGCCGAGCACGTGCGCGCCCGAAAACTGTGCGATTTCCGGCTGCACCGCGGTCGCATAAGCGTCGAGGCTCAATGTCATGGCATCCAATGAGGGAGAAATGCTGTCGAGATTTTCCAGCGTCAGACCGGTTTGCGAAATGCCGAGCAGATATTCCCCCGTGACCGAAACCGGGAAAAATCGATCCAGCAGAAAATCGTAGCCGAGCAACTTGTCGTAAGTCCCGACCGTGCCGGAGGCCGATTTATAAGCCCAGTAGACCCGCGTGCTTCGCGGATCCGCCGCCCCCATGAACAGTTGCAAATTGCCGTTGTCGAGATCGGCAAGAAATGTGCGGTCGACCTTTTCGCGGCCGATCTGCACGGGCACGCCGCCGGGCTCGATCTTGTGAAAGCCCTGGCCGGCATAGAAGAAGATACGCTCGCCCGCCCGAATGATCGAATAGGGCGCATAGAGGCCCTTGTCCTGGGTGATGCGGTCGATCTGAAAGATGATCGGTGACCCCGGCACATACGACATCCGCCGGATCGCCTGATCCTGAAAGATGATCCCGGCCTCGCCGCCCGCAACACCTCGGACAATGCCGCCGTCGGGAAAGTCCTGAAAGTCGGAGGAAGCGACACCGCTGGTCCAGCTCGTGGAGGCGTTGAAGCTGTTCAACCCCGACCACTGGATCCGGTAAGGCGTTGAGAGCAGGCCGGACAACACCAGGAAACGACCGACCACGCTGATATAGGCCGCCTGTGGCGGTGAACCCAAGGCATTGCTAAAGGCCGTCGCGGATGAGAGATCGAACACCTGCAGGACGGCGTTCGCTTGCGTTGCGAATACAAGATTTCCCGTTTGCGCAAACTGCCATTGGGCGGTTGAAGTCAGCGCGCCATAGCTTCCCCCGCCCAAGGAAACGTCCGTCCATGTAAAGTCGGTATTGTTGAGTCTGTAGAGCTTCGTTGCAGTGCCCGCGAAGGCAATGACCGTTCCATCCGATTTCAGCGCGTAGAACGCGCCCCTGCACGCGGAGGGAAGCGCCGAGGTGTAGGCCGAAAAGGATGGAAACGGCCCATAGCCGTCGCCGCGCGGAACGACGTTGAGGATGTTCCTCGTGGCCTGGCCCTCATAATCGCTGACGTCGGGGCGATAGTCACCATAAGCGAGCAGCGGCATTATTCAGTCTTCCAGGGATCGGGTTGAATGACGGCTGGCGTCCACGTTTCCGTCGGCTTTGGTTGCGCGGTCCAGGCTTGGGATGACGTTGTATCTCGCGTCCACGCCTCATCCGAAATCGCGCTGGCACTCCAGCTGTCGGCATCGAAGGTTCGAGGAAACCACGCTTCGAAATCGCGCGTAAAGGTCGAGGGATAGCCGGTGACGACGTAGGCGCCGGTGCCGGACACCAACCCGACGCGCAATGGCGCCGTATTTCCCATCATCAGATAGGTGCCCGCCGATGACACGAATTTCGTCGTGAAAAGCGCCGCATTGCCCGATACCGGATAACTTCCCACGCTCGCCGGCAGCATAACGAAAAACGGCGCCGCATTTCCGTTGAGTGAATAAGCGGCGAACGAAGCCGAGATTGTGCGCGAGAAGGTCGCGGCCTTGCCGGCCACAACGAAATTTCCGGCGCTCGATAATCCAAATATCGAGAAAGGGGCGGAAATGCCAGAGACGGCGAAAACGCCGGTTGATGCCACCAATATGCCGATTGGCGCATGCTTCACCCGAAGACGCTTGATCGTCCTTCGTTTGAAGACGTGAAAGCGATCTGACAAGGAAGTTCTCGGCTAAATTTCAGACGAGTTCGGCGAACGTCACCGATCCCGACACGTTCATTGAGGCGCTTGGCGCGGTGCCGAGACGAAGACAGAAGGCCTGGCTCGGCGCGATGATGATCCGATCGTCCTGGCCGGCGGGCGACCAATAGAATCCGTTGAGGAAGTTGAATTCATCGGCAAGCAGCGTGGCTATGGTGCCGGTAGATGTGGCGAGCGTGGTGTTGTTGATGGTCGCGGTGACGGCGGACGCCGTGTCGTTCGGCGTCATCGGCCTCGGCGTAACCGCAGTCCCGCCGGTGATGGTGGCCGTCGCCGGCACGCGCTTGAATGTGATATCTTTCGCTTCCCATGCGGTGAGCGTCTTCTGCCCGAGATTCACCGCATGAATCTCGATCGGAACGGTCGATGCTGCGAGCAGTGTGATAAGGTCTTGCGCCGCAGCGACAGCCACGCTGTCGATACTGACAGTATAAATTCTTGCCATTATTCAAGGTGTCCCTTCAGTACGAAAATCCCTGACGCCTCTCGACGAAATTGCGAACCCGGATTGGTTTTATCGCCTGCACGCTGTTCGACAGAACGACGATACCGGAGCCGCCTTGGCCGCCATTGCCAGAGCCGCCGTTGTTGACGTTTCCGCCGCCACCACCACCGCCGCCGGTATTGGCCACGCCGGGGCCGCCATTGACCGCACCAACCGCACCACCTCCGCCGCCACCTGAACCACCACCGCCTGGATTCGTGCTTGGGTTGGTATCGCCGCCACCCCCGCCGCCGCCGGCATAGGTGACGGGCGATCCGCTGATCGATGACGAAACCCCTGCGCCCCCGTTGCCGGAATTTGGCGAGGAGGCGTTGTTTCCGACCGCGCCTGCGCCGCCACCGCCGCCCGAAACACGTTGATTAGCTGCGCCGCTTTGGCCGCCGCTATTACCCTGCCCCGCCGTGCCGCTGCCGCCGGAAGTCGTGCCGGTTATCGACATGCCTGCACCGCCGCCAGAACCGCCCGTGGAGCCGGCGAAAGTATTGCGAGCCCCGGCGCCGCCGCCGATCGCGGTGAATCCGCTAAATACCGAGTTGGCGCCGTTGGTCTCGGCGATCCCACCTCCCGCGACGTTCACGGTAAAAGAGCCAGCGGATAGCGCGGTCGTTCCGGTAAGAAGCCCTCCCGCTCCACCGCCGCCGCCGCCGATCGAACCGCCTCCCCCTCCGCCGGCGACGATCAGATAATCCGTCGCGATCACACCACCCGGAACGGTCCATGTGGATGTTCCGATTGTCGTGAATTGCGTGACGGTCGCAAACTCATAAACGAGGACGCCGGTAGAAAGACCTGGATGCCATGCCGGCGTCGGCATATCCCACTGGTCAGGCGATGGCCCGATATCTTGCAGCGCGCGCCAGAACGTCAGCGCCGCGACCAGATCGTCGAAATTCCCTTGCCAGAGAATCGCGCCGCTGATGCCGCGCGCAACGATCTTGTAGTGGAATTCATCTCCCTGTGGCTCGAACCATTGAACAATGCGCCGGGACTTGAAGGCCTCGGAAAGAAGCAAACGGCCATCGCGGAATTGAGTGCCTGCCAGATCGACATTCCAGATTGTCATGTGATCGGCTTTACGTAATCGTCAGGATGCCGTTGGTCAGATCGGTCACGACCGTAAAGGTGTTGCCATTGGTCAGCGTGATCGGGCCACCGTAATCCCACCAGCCGATCAGCGGCTTGGTCGCGGACGTCGAGTTATACAGCACCGCAAATTCAAACGGCCCGATCGAGCCGCCAGACGCGGTCCATGACGGCTGCGTCCCCGCCGTGAATTTGAAAACGCCCGAGGCCTGCGCGCCGCTCGTGGTTCCGATAGTCGCGCCGCCTGCGGTGTAACCGTTCGCGGTCGCAAGATCGGCGGGCGTGTTGTAAACCGTATTGGTCGCGACCGGCGCGGTGTTGGTCAGGTAGACTTTATAGACCTGGGCGGTTCCGGTCTTCATATCGTGCAGGGCATTCGCCACGTCCTGCACAAAGCAATTGAATTTATTGAATGATGCCATATTGCCCTCATGGCGTTTTCAAGCGAGGCGGATACCGCTTCGCTTGAAGGAACGCGTCAAACAAAGAAATAGAGCCTCCGTCCGATTCAATCGGAACGGAAAAGACGCTAGTGGAGCGGATTTGACATTCGCTACCCACCCAGCCGCATACACGGGAAGCGAATGTCAGAATCGGACCGCTAGAAAACCTGCCCCGAGACCCGAACCGTCATCGGTCCGGCGTTGAACGCCGACGTCAGTCCGAGATTGTTCAAATCGTTCAGCGCCGTGCCAAAGCCGAGGCCCCAGGTCTGGATGCGACCGTCTTCCTTGACGTAAGGCGCCGATTCAAGGAGCGCCCCGTAGAGATAAAGATCGGGAGCCAGCGTCAACAGCCAGTTACACGCGTTCGAAGCCAATGCCGGAATGGTCTGCCGGTACACCATCTCGATGGTGTAGGCTGCATCTGGTGTTGGCGCGATTTCGATTTCGTCGCCAAACACCGTGAAGTAGCGCGGCTGCGCCACGACGTCGGACGTGCTGAAGCGGTATTCGTCCATCTGCGTGCCCGACTTGAATTCGAGAGACGGTTTCCCGGTCACGCTCGACAATCGCACCCGGCGCATCGACTGGAAATCCGCCGGCAGCGAAATGAATTCGGGCTCGCTCGATGCGGTATTGACGAGCGCCGTCGAGCGGCGCTCCATTTGGCGAACGAACAATTGCCGGTTGAACTTCGCTTCGGCGAGCTGGATGAAAGTCGGGATCCGCGCAATCAGCGTCGTATCCTGATCCCTCGCGAGATATTCGCTCACCGCTGATTGCAGCGACGTATAATCGAGGATTTGCGTCACGGTAACCCCGCTGACCATCCGGCTTGTAGTTTCGGCCTATCGGTTCGCAAATAGGCCCATTCCGGATCTTCGAGTTTCCTTTGCACGATCAGATCGAACTCAGGCGTGAACATCCGCAAGGAGGTGTTGCCCCTGGCGTGTTCCTCGTCCAACCATTTGACGTAAATGACGTTGGGGATGCGGGCGACGTGGCGTCCCCAATCGCCGTGCTGCTCGTCGGCACGCGATTGCTGGTTCCACTCCAGAATCGGCTCGACATCCTGCACGTGCTCGATCGCAAGATCTTTGCCGTTGCGATCGATGTGGGCGCGGATCGTAACGCCGTCCATCACGACATTTCCGTGGTCCACAACGTTCCCGCCGTGGCCGTGACGAGCCCGTTGGTGGCCGCCTTGATGGCGGAGATACGCTGGCCGGGATTGACGATGACATACTCGATGACATTGGCCGGAAGAAACGTGTCGGCCGTCGTCGCCGTTTGCGCACCATCGCCGATCCGGTAGCAACAGGCCGCATTCGCCACCAGGCGAAGCTGGTAGGTCGACGGACCGAATGCGTTTGTTATCGCCACGCTGGCGTCGAACGCGATCGTCTGCGTCGCCCCGACGCGGGAGGACGGATGTTTGGGAAAGAACGACATTTATGCGGCCCTCACAGCGACGGAGAAGTGCATCGGGATCGACCCGCCCGACGCGCCCGACGGGGTCAATACGATCACGTCGTCCTCGTTCAGGTAGGTGGGTGAAGGCGGCGTTGCTGAAAACAACTGGCCCGCGGCCGAGCCGGATTGCGGCACGGCGAACGTTGCAAGCGTGGTTGTGTTGGCGGACACGGTGACGGTGGCGTCCGTGGTGGTGATGGTTCCGCCGAGAATGCCGGTTGCTTTCAGAAGCCGGCAGCGAAAGGGAACGCGAATATAAGCCGGGACAGGCGCAGTGCCGCAGGAAGGCGTGTAGGCCGTCAGGTCAACGGAGTTGAACGTATGATTGCCGGGCAGTGGCATTTTTGGTCTCCAGGGAAATGGGGTCAGGCTGTTGCCAGGTCATTCCGGGTTGGCCCATCAAGGACCAGACCCGGAATGACGGCGTGAAAAATCAGGACGCGGTGTTGTCGAAAATGCCGCCGCTCGATTTTTCATTGCGGGCGACCAACGCGTATTCCGCCAGGATCTGACGACGATCGGAGTCACCCGTTTTGGCCAGCGGAATCGAAATCATGTTTCGTCCGTTCAGATAGGCCACCGCCCACTTGTCCATTTCCAGGACGAGCACGTCGCGGGTCCGCTGGAAGCGGTTTGCCACCACCTTCAGCTTTCCGAAATCGGACTCATAGGCATCGACCGAAGCCACGATTTTCTTCGACTTGGCTTCCTCGATCGCGGTGGAACGACCGGTGAAGGTCGAGAACACCTGCTTGTTGAAGGCGCCCGTGAAGATGGTGTCTGGCTTGCCGCCATTGGTCCAGATCGAGGACAGCACGCTTTTCAGCCGCGCTTCGGTGAACGCAATCTGCGTACCATCGGTACGCGCGCCGGTGCCATCGACGGGAGACGGGTCGGCGGGAGAGCCGGCCGTCCCCTTCGAGGTGTTGGACGCGATCCATGACAGGATCGAGGCCGTCTGGCGGGCTGTGGTCGTGTTGCCGGTGACCTTGGCCTGGTTGGTGCCGACCAGGATGGTTTCGATGTCACGCTTGAGCTCGAGACCCTTGAGCAGTTCCTGATACGCAAGTTCGTTGTCGCGGCCGGCGTGCTCGACGGCCTGCTGCGTGCCCGACACCCGGGCCACCTTGTAGGAGATTTGGCAGAGGTTGCCGAGACGAACCGTCGGCGTGGTTGCATTGGTGGTCGGATCGTCGCCTTCGAGCTGGGCGTTCGCCGAGGAAGCCGGAGCAAGCGCCTGGGTCTGCCATTCGTGATTGACGGCCGCGGCCTTTTCTTTTTCCGCCCCGCTCAGGAACGGGGTGTCGGTCGGGTCGATGCGATAGATGATATCGCTCAGGTCTTCGCGGTTGCCAATCGCCTGGTAGCTGGCAAAGGTGGAAGTCGGTAGAGCCATAGTCGTTATTTCCTTGGATGATGCCGGCGTTGGGCGTCACACATTGTGCCGCGCACAACTGGTGAGCAGCCTTAACGAGCCGGTGCGTTGGTCTCGATGAAGACCTGGACGGGTTTTGGAGTGAGAAGACTTCGGCTTGCTCGATGGCGCGGAAGCTTGGCTTCCGGTTCGGCTCCCTTGAGGTCTTCACCGGGCGCCTGCGCGTCTCGCAGGGTCGGCGTTGGCTTTCGCCAATTAAAAAGCCCGCGACCGATTTTCCGGCGCGGGCTTAAATCTTGCGATGGTGAATATATGCCGGTGATTTGCCCGACGTGTCAAGCGAAGCGAACCACGCGACTCGCCAATCGCCTGACATCGGGCGCGACAGCGAGCGCGGCGTTAGAATCTAGTTCAGAATCGAGACTGGAGAGTGGAACGCTAAAAGAATCTTCCGGCTCGGCTGGCGCGGGCGGCGTATCTCCGAAATATTTCAAAACACCGCCAGTGCTCTGTTGTTCGGGGAAGGGATTGCCGAATTCGTCGGCACTTGGCCGGAAAGAATCTAAAAATCTGGAGAGAAAGTTTCCGTTTGCCGGCGCTATGCCTTGGTTTCCCGAATTGTAGCCAACCGGCGGTGCCGTTGTGGCCTCGTTGCCGGGAAATGGCTGACCAAATTCGTCGGTCCTCGGGCGAAAATCGAGCACATCTCTAATGTTATAGGGACCAAAGCCATAGGTTGCGCCAGCCCCGGGTGTCCCGATGCCAATACCAAATGCGCTCGGATCTCCACTTGTGCCCAAATTAGCCCCGACGCGGCCGCCTCCGAGATTCCCCGAAACAGATAGGCCCTTTAAGAGACCTTCGACATCTGAAGTGTGCCCGACGGAGAAACCGGGGCCGGGTGAACCAAAGTAAACTTGAGGATAAAAATTCCCCTGATTATCCGCGTACAATCCACCGCCAATGCCAACCGGAGAGCCAAGCGTGACTCCGGCATAATATCCATCTCTCTTCATTCTTCTTCCTGCTCGCGACTGGCCGGTGGCCGATTGCAATTTTCCTGGTAGGTCTTCCAAGCTTTAAACGTCGAAAATACGCTCGAGAGAAAAATGGCAAACATCAGCCAACCGAAGACCGCTTCGCCGTTGGCAAAACCAATCAACGATAGGCAGAGCATCGCGAAAGATCCTGCCACCAATACATTCACGTAGTCCTTCTGCACCGACAAAGGCGTCGAAGGACTCAGCGCAAATACTGAGGGTGTGAATCGCGACGTGATTCCTTCCGTGAATTCCGGCGGAAGAATGCGGCTTAAAGCGTCATCGACTTCGTTTTGTAGAAAAAAAATCCGGCAGAACGCCGCGATACACAGAATTAAAAGGATGGCGGTCACTTTTTCGCTCCCACTTACTGCACTCGCCGAGACATATACCGGATCGGCGTGTCCGCCTCAGGCGGCCATGCGGGCGGTGCCGGCTCTTGAGGATCGATGCCTGACATCGCGGAGATCCAGGGTGCGATGCCGTTGCCGTCACCGATCTGATCGGGCGCGGGTTGAGCCTGAGGCCCGTTGCCGAAATCATTGAACGGCGCGGGCTGCTGGCTCGCCGCAACGCCATCGGAAAAGCCTTGAGTGATATTGGCGTGATTTTGCTTCGAGAGCCAGAATGGACCGTCGGTATCGATGTTGGAACTCCCCAGCTTTTTAATGGATTGCCAAACCGAGTTAACCCCGTTCGCAACACCGCCGCCGATTTCGGACAACTCCTTCGGCAAACCGGCCAAGCCTGTTACATATCCGAGGTGATTAGACGCACTGCCGACAAAAGGCCGGTACGAAGAACCTTCTGGAATTCCCCATTGCGAATTTCGCTGCAGGTCTTGCGAACCGCGCAAGAAAGCGCCGAACATCCGTCCCAACGCCTCATGAAGTCCAGTGCCTGTTTGGTCCTCGGGATAGGTCCGACCTATCATATCAGCGATTTGGCCCGCAAAGTCCCTCGCCTTCTCTTCTGTATAATTCGCGGGAACGACCAAATAATTGTTCGGATTTGCAATAGAGCAGGGCGTCTTATTGGCGTCGGAAGCATCGGAATAGAGGTAAGCGTTCTGCGAGCCGCCCGGTGTCGGGTCCATGACATATGCGCCGTTGCGCATGAGAAACTTGGCGGGAACATAGCCCGTCAAATTATCATGCTCGTCTTGAGCACCAACATAAAATCTCGGATCAGGCATGCTTATTCTCTAATTTTCAAATGGGCGATCAGGTTCACCTGCGCACGAAATATAAATGTTGAGGCTGAACGCGAGGTCCAGGCCGCTAATCGCCATGAAACATCGCGACTATCGCCGGTTATAACTTTCCCACTCTTCGCCAGGAATAATGACCTCGTAGAAATGTTCGATGAGTTTTGTCCCGCGTCCTTCCTTTTTAGTCAGCAGCCCAACTGGATCGTATTTCCCCATCACCGCCTTCCATTCGGGAGTTCTTTGCGATACGGGCAATCCGAATTCTTCTGTCGTATCGTAGAAGATTTGGCGCGCGACTTCATTTCCTATTACCTGGATCTCGCACCACCCGAGCACTTGCTTTTTATCGTTCTCAAAAAATTCAAACAGTTTGCACCTGGATAGATATTCTTCGATCGGCGAAGCGTGGACACGAAACGCCTCGACGTAGAGCCAGCTGTGCGCACCAGATTTATGCGGGAGCAGCACAACGAGCCAAATCACCAAATAGATCGCAAGCTTTCTCCATCTGAGTCGAAAAAGAGCGCGTAGAAAACCGACGAACAAGACCAGGAAACAGACGAGAGCTACCTTGAGCAGCTGGTCAGGAAGAGCGGGAAAAGCGAAAGACAGAACTGCAGTACCGAACAAGCAAGCAAGGATGATGACCGTCAGGACGTATTTTAAGCTGCCCGGCCTCCAGCGAAGCAGCTTTCGCGCTTGACCCTGACCAGCCTCCATCCTCGGAGACGATGCGTTTGAATCAGAGCTCATGCCGCGCAAACTCCACGTTCAACGCCCGCGCGACCTCACCTCAGTGCTTTATGTACGTCACCGGAGCGCTTCTACCTTTGATAGAACAAAACATGAACTTCGTCAATCACCGTTTCTGCCCATCAGCGCTTCACACAATTCCAAACCGCCTCCTCCGCTCGGCCATTCGCGCAAGCTCTTTCAATTCCGCCTGCGCCAATTTGCCGTTGGTGAGAATTCCGGTCAGATGATCGCGGACCTTGCCGACGATATTGATCGCGAGAAACAATTTCTCGCGCGCACGGCGTTCCCGATCCGCGTGTGGGTGCGCCGCAGAAAATTCAATTACTGCACCCGCCTACTAAGATAGCGGATCGGCGTGTCGCCCCTAGGCGGCCATGCGGGCGGCGGCGGCTCTTGAGGATCGACACCTGACATCGCGGAGATCCAGGGTGCGATGCCGTTGCCATCACCGATCTGATCGGGCGCGGGTTGAGCCCGCGGCCCGTTGCCGAAATCGTTGAACGGCGCGGGCTGCTGGCTCGCCGCGAGCCCGGCGGCATAGCCTTGGGCAATGTTGGCTTCGTTTATCTTGGATAGGCCGAACTTTCCCTCGGTATCAATGTCTGACTTCCCTATTTTGCTATAGCGATTGTGAAGCCCTCCCCCGGCTTCCGCCAATTCCTTGGGCAGACCCGCTGCTGCCGTTATATATCCGAAATGATCGGATGCGCCGCTGGTATGGGCTCGCACGAAGGAATTCGGTGGAATGCCCCACCGCGGGCTGCGCTGTAGCTCCTCCGACCCGCCCGGCCAAAATGCGGAAGTCATCAGCGCGAGTGTTGACCCCAGTTCCCCATTCTCGACCGTGTCACTGAGCTTAGCTGCAAATTTCCTGGCTTCCTGTTCGCTATGGTCCGCGGGTACAACGATATAATTATTTGGGTTGGCTATTTTTCCGTCCGTCTGGTTGTTGCCCAAACCGTCAGAGTAAAGATTGGCCAGTTGCGAAGCGCCTGGAATCGGATCCGTGACATATGCCCCATTGCGCATGAGAAACTTGGAAGCGACATAGCCGGTGATTTGATGCGTATCGCGATCTTCGGCGGCAGCATAGAAAATCGGATCAGACAATTTCTTCTCCTGTCAAATTGAATACGTCGATCAACGGCAACAGCCGTTGCTCGGTGTGTCACCGTTCTCGATCGCGTTTGGTTTTGGTCGGAAACACAATGACGACCCACGCGATGCGACTTCGCGCGCGTCCACCAGCCGTGTCCTTGTGTTATACCGTAAGGGCTGGTCAATTTAGATGAAGCGGACGGATTTATCGCGCGTTAGGCTGCGAAGACGCAGCAAAGCAACAAAGCGGGAGGGTTGGAAGCAAGCCACGCAATCGCGTCACTCTCAACTTCGGCCGGGCGGCAAACCGTCCATGCGTTTTGAATCGGAGCCTTCAGCCTTTACCGTCAAGCAAACTCACATATACAGCATAGTAATTTCCAAACAGGTGGAAAGCGGCATTCTCTCTCAATACCACCGGCTCCTCAGTCGCCTTCGCCATCTCCCGCTTCCACTCCGGCGAACGCTGGGAGACAGGCATAATAAACTCACCCGTCGTATCATAAACAATATAGTCAAAAAAATCGCCTCGATCGAACCCACGGCAAAACCCGGCGGTTTGCTTGACACCGTTTTCAACAAACTCCGTCAGCCTGCATCGGGACGGATACTCCCTGGTCAGCAGCGTACTGACACGGAAGCCCTGGCCACGTAGCCAATAGCGCAGCGCCCAAACATCAAAAACTAAAGGAGAAAGCAACAACACCCACACGATGGCGAAGGTCGAAATCAATTTCCAACGAAGCCTGAACAGAGCGCCCACGGAAAAAACAAACAAAGGTATCCAGAACACAAAGCCTGCCAAAGTCAGCCACAAAAAATCGCTTGGAAGAATAAAATAAAAAAAATCGAAGCCATACGTACCGAACAAAACGAGGCCGATCACAACCCACTTCGGCCAGGTCATACGACAACCCCGAACAACCTCTTTGTACAGTAAATCATGCGCGGAGAATCAATAACATGCGGAGACAACACAAGAAGGCTCCCGACCAAGTAGCACTCTCGTCTTTAGAACACAACAAGAACGCAATCAAGCGTTTCTTCGCAGCTCCACCCTACACAATCCCAAACCTTCTCCTGCGCTCGGCCGTTTGCGCAAGTTCTTTCAATTCCGCCTGCGCCAATTTGCCGTTGGTGACGACACCACTCAGATGATCGCGCACCTTGTCGACGACATTGATCGCGAGAACCAATTTCTCGCGCGCACGGCGTTCCCGATCCGCGTGTGGGTGCGCCGCAGAAAATTCAATTACTGCACCCGCCTGCCAAGATACCGGATCGGCGTGTCGCCCCTAGGCGGCCATGCGGGCGGCGTCGGCTCTTGCCCGGGCGTCTTGTTGGCGTCGGAAGCATCGGAATAAGGGTAAGCTTGCTGCGAGCCGCCCGGCGTCGGATCCATGACATACGCGCCGCTACGCATGAGAAATTTTGCAGGAACGTAACCGGTTAATGGGTTATTTTTTTCCTTAGCGCCGACGTAGAAAATCATGACCGACGAAATGTACAGCTACAAATACATTGCGGAAACCGGCGCGGTTGCCAGCCACGATACCGTCACCCATAGCAAGGACGAATACTTCCGCCGCGAAGGCGACCGCACCATTTCGACCAACACTGTGGAAGGCTTCTATTCGATCTTCAAACGCGGCATGAAAGGCGTGTACCAGCATTGCAAAGAGAAGCATCTGCACCGATATTTGAGCGAGTTTGATTTTCGGTATAGCAACCGCATCGCGACCGGCTATGACGATACCGCTCGCGCCGAGAAGGCATTGAAGGGCGTCCGCGGCAAGCGGTTGAAGTATCAAACAGTTAACTAGCGGGACCGCGCCATATGGCGAAAAAAGCAGGCGTGTCAAAAAAGGCAAAGCCAAAGATGACTGACAAAGAGCAGTCCGAGCGGTTCAAGCAAACCGCTCGGGATCTTGGTGCTGATCAGACCGGGAGCCTTTTTGAAAAGGCTGTGGAGAAGATATTGCCTTAAGCCCGGTCGGTGCCTGTTAAGCCGCCATCTTGAATAGTGCGCCAGACAGCCGAACGCTGTCGTTAGCGGCGAGCTTCAACGCGGCTTTATAAGCATTCGCGCGTTTTTGGTCACCGAGCGCAAACACTTCATTCCCGATGTCCGTGAAGTAGGCTTCGATGGCAGAAACCAAATCAATGAACTGTTCGTCATGCAACTTAAAAAGGGGTTTCAGGTGGGTGTTAAAGACATACTGAAACCCCTTCAGCTTGAAGCCAACGAGGGTCAAGCAGGTTTCGTCGTAGATGAGCGTGAGGAAGTTATCCACGCGGTCAAAGACGTGAAGCGCGTCTTCCTGCACGTATTCCACACAATCAGAATCCATGAAGTACACGGCTTGGCGGACGTATACTTCGTTGCTCCTGAGTTCACTGTCTAGATCATGTGCCATGTTGGTCACCATAACTTTGTCTCGTATCTTTCCTTGTCGTAACCCTTCGGCAAAACGGGTGCGTTGCCCTCGCCAACAACGAATTCAAGCCGTGTGATGATGCCTTGGTAGGGGAGTTCCTGCGCAGGGTTTACACCACTATGCTTGACGGGCACAACCTGCACCGTGAGGGCGGCGCTAGCCGGTACTCTCGCTGCTCGTGCCAGACAGACCATGTTCACGTCTCTTTCAAGAGTCACGGTCGGATTTAGAACATACACCAGAACAGACCCACCGTTCGCCTCGTCGGTATACGGTCGCTTTACGCCACGGAAGCAGGCCACACTGTCGGCCAACGTGGTTAATGTAGGTTTAACGGCTGACAGCGCGATTCGCGAGATGTTGTTTATCGGAGGCGGCTCACCCACCACATGTGCCCACACCTGAAATATCTCGCTGAGCCGCGAAACGTTCCGTAGCGTCAGCAAATAGTCTTCGGACACGGCATACGCAACGGACACCGACCGGTCATCGGCGCTCGGCGCGCTGACCAGCGGCGGTCGCATCCAATGCTTTCCGCCCTGAAATGGGATTGTGACGCTCATTTTTGCACTCCAGTGGTGCAGCCTTATCGGAAAACAATTCGCGCTGGAACCTTAATATTGGGGTGCGCAAAGTATAATATCGCCCCTCCACCCCTTAGAACAAATCAAGAACTTCGTCAACCGACGCGTGTGGCGCCTCAGCTCCCTTCACACAATTCCAAACCGCCTCTTCCACTCGGCCGAAGCACTTCCCACAAACGCCGGCACGAAGGAGCCTTTTGGAATCCCCCATTGCGGATTTCTTTGTAAATCCTGTGAGCCACCTTGCGAAAAAGCTTCAGCCATGTCCTGCAAGGCTTGGGCTGGTCCCGCAGTGCCCGGGCGTCTTGTTGGCGTCGGAAGCATCGGAATAAAGGTAAGCTTGCTGCGAGCCGCACGGCGTCGGATCCATGACATACGCGCCGTTACGCATGAGAAATTTTGCAGGAACGTAACCGGTTAATGGGTTATTTTTGTCCTTAGCGCCGACGTAGAAAATCTGATCAGGCATACGTGCTTCGCCTTTTATATTGGTCGCACCTTAATACTCGTCGGCAGCGCCGTCCGCCGCTTCAAGCGGAACAGCGACCTCGTAAAAATTTCCAAACAGATGGCGCGCATAGCCTTCCGATTGAGTAAAGAATCTTCCCGGGGAGAAACGTCCCATCGCCTGCGTCCATGCCGGCGCCCGCTGCGAAGCGGACAACATCAACTGTCCGGTCGTATCGTAGACAACCGTCAAAACGCCGTCTCCGGGCAACCCCAATCTTTCGCAGACGCCCACTTTTTGCTTGGCGCCATTCTCGACGAATTCAACCAGCTTGCATCGAGACAGATATTCCTCGATTGGCGAGGCATGCCGGCGGAACGCCTCGACATAAACCCATCGAGGCAGCTCGCTCGGTCCATAGATAGGCATCAAGACCACAGCCCAAATGCCGAGGAAAATCGTAACTTCCTTCCATCGGCGAAAAAGCAAAGCTCCCAAAAAAAAGGAAAAATAGAGCCAGCAAACAGGCAAGGTATACGTCGATTAGCCGTTCGAAACGATCCGGGAAAAGCAACCTCAAAAGCGGTAAGCTAAACCAGGAGGTAAGCGCGATAACGAGAAAAACATATTTGATGGCCGATCCAAACGGACTCCATTGCCAGTCCGACGATTGCGTACCGCCGCCAGTTGGCTCAATAATCGGAGACGAGACGTTGGGATCAGAACTCATGCCGCGCACCCTTCGCGTCTGGCGCCCACGCGATCGCAGTTTGGCCCTTGTGCCGCATCGGAGCGCCCTCGACCCTTCAACAAATCAAGAACTTCGTCAACCGACGCGTGTGGCGCCTCAGCTCCCTTCACCCAATCCAAAATCGTCTCCTCCGCTCGGCCATTTGCGCGAGCTCCTTCAATTCGGCCTGCGCCAATTTGCCGTTGGTGAGAATTCCGGTCAGGTGATCGCGCACCTTGCCGACGACATTGATCGCGAGAAACAGTTTCTCTCGCGCCGCGACGTCCTCGATCCGCGTGGCCCGCCACGCCGCGGTGTAGCTGTCCTCGAGCCCGCGAAAGGCTTCGGCCAACAGCTCGTTGTCGAGCAGCTCCTGCGCGCGGACCGCCTTCGCCGCGGCCTGGTCGAGTTTACTTTCGCCAATCATCGGTATCGTCCTTTGCGTTGCTGATCTGCGACTTGTCGGCATCGCGGCCGTGTGCCGTCGCCGCGATGTCGAGCGCGGTCTCGGCCACGTTCATCTGATGCTGCGTTTGCGCATGCTTTATCTTTTGCGCTTCGCTCACGGCTTTGAGATGCGCATCGAGCAGCGCCAGTTTGGCATCTAACTCGGCTTTGATTCTCGCGAGTTCGATTTCGGCTTGGGCCTTGACCTGCACATGGATCGCGTCGGTCTGCGCCCTTTGCTGCTCGATCTTCGCCCGGTGTGCGGCGGTGGCCTGATCGGTCTGCGCCTTCGCCTGCAAAGCCAAGAGTTTGGGATCGGGCGCAGGCGGTGGCGGCGACGGAGGCGGATGCAAGAGTTGCCCGGTTTGCGGATCGATCGCGGCGGGATCGTTGAAGAAGCGATCCGGGTTTTTATGCCCCATGATCCGCGTCAGTTCAGCCGCGGTATTATAGAGCTGCGCGTCGCCGACCAGATTGACCTTGCCGGCCGCCAGCAATTGTTTCTGGACGTTCGCGATCGCCATGGTTTGCGCAAATTGTTGCGCCTTTCCGCCGGTGCCGAGCCCCACATTGATGGTCAGATGGTCGCGGGTTTTCCAGTCCCGCGGATCGATATTGATCCACGCATTGCGCAGGCGCACCGTCTGTTGCTGCTGGCCGTGCTTCCTGATCGTGCCATGGAGAAGCGCAAAGATATCGCGCACGCCTTCGGCCATGATGCGCGCGAGCAGCTTGATGCGCATTTGCGAGGCCGAGAACACTTGCGCCACGGCGGTCGCCGATTGATTTTGCAACGCGTCGGCGTCGATGCCTTGCGCCTGTCTGGAAAGGCCGGTGCGGGTTTCAAGCTCGGCGTCGATATATTGCATCATCGGATAAATCGATGAAGTGATATCTGGCACGGCCTGCCAGTTCAGCCCGCCGGGCGTCTTGGTGCGGACCACGCCACCCGGGCGCGACACCAGGAGATCGTCGAGCGTGTTCGGGCCGGCATTGCTCTCCGCCACTTCCACGCGCGGATTGTTGTGCAGATAGAGATTGTCGAGCGCGCCGCGTTTGAGCGCGGTTTTCTCTCGCTGCAACGGCATCACAAGATCGGCGACCGAGCGGCCGAAGAAACGATGCGTGATCGGCACCGGCGTTGCTGCGGCGAACGGAACGGCGTCGAACGGCGTGATGCATTCCTTGCCATCCTGGCGCAGGATTTCATCTTGCTCGCCGCCGGTGATCACCTGGTACAGGGAGGCCCTGCCGTTTCCCTCGTAATCCATCCGCACATAATGCTCGGTGATGCGCACGAGCCGCGTTGCCGAGTTCGCCCTGCCCGAGGTGACGCTGAAATTTTCCAGCACCGAATCGCGCGCCAGCGTTTCGATCTCGGTGTTTCCGGTGTAATCGCCGAGCGACCTGATCTGCTCCGCATCGAAGCCTTCCGCGATCAATTGGCTTTCGGTCTTGGTGACGATCTCGTGGAAACAATAGTTGGCATCCTGGATGGTGCGCGCGCCGCGCTCGATGCCGAATTCTTCCGGCGGCACGCCGAGCACCCTCGCCTGCGCCAATTTTTTCGTGGTGACGATGGTGACATCGTGGGTGACCGGAGAAGCTGGCAGAGCCGGCGCGGGAATGGAAAGCAAGGAAGCGGCCATGTTCATAAGCTCATTTTAGAAGTGATGCGGGGACCGAGACGTGAGTCGAAGGTTGGGCGAACGACCGCGATCAATTCGGGTTGTTGCGCAGGTAATCCTGTATAAGGCCCAGTAATCCACCGGGCTCTTGCGGTGATGGGACGGGTTGGGTTTGCTGTTGCGGATCGAAATCCGCCAGAGAGGAATTCCAGCCGGCCGCCCCTCGTCAGATGAGGAGCTGTTGGCCAGCCTGTATTCCAATAATAGGTCCCGCCTATTCTGCCGGCGAATGTAGGGATCGACACCGAAAGCCCATCGGGTCGAAGATTTCCATTTTCGTTTACCGACATCGCAATATATCCTCGCCTAGCGATCTTCGATGACGTGCGTCACGAGCGGGCGGATAGGAATCCGACCGCACGAAATTCTCAGGTGATTCATCTGACGGCGGCGATTGCCGCCTTTTGGCGAAATGAGGTATCAATCGTGTTGATGAATACGGCGAGCGCGAACTAGCAAAAGATCGAACCTGAAATGCTTTACCTTGGCAGCGGCGTCTTTTTTATTTGGCTTGCCGGGCTTTATTTTTTTGCAGGGCGGTCTCGGGATCACATCCGGTTGGCTCTCGACCATCGCACCCCTGATGCGCGGCCTTCAGATTTCACCCGCTGCGGCTTTAGAAAATTCGCCAACAACATCGATCCTGCGCTGCTTACTGAATCCGGCCGCGATCATCTCAAGCAAGCGATCCGAACCGAGAGGATCATGGTCCACTGGTTAGTGGACGGCTTCCTACTTGTCGTGTTGGCCTTTTTGTAGCGAGACATCGGGGAATGAAAGGGGCTTACCTCAGACAGCAAAAAGCCGCCCTGAGGCGGCTGGAATGGCCTGAATAACTCCCGTTTAGATTGCTTTGTGAGTTATCCGGTTGAATCAACTTGGGGTCGTTTCTGCGGAAAAGCAGGGGAGTTCTTGATGCACGTCCTTAAGGCGACCTCGGTACGGGTGCTAAGATCGATCCTCCCAAACAGCGTCAAGGAAGCGCTTTTGCATCTGTCTTTTCACCTGGCCACGCCGGAATAACGATCAGATGGCAGCGCGGATCAAAAAATAAAATACAAAGAATGCAAACAGGCAAATGATAAAGCCGACAAAGCCTGCGAATGACGTTTCGATCTCTATTCGACCGTCTTCGTCATGCCGATAGCCGAGCACATTAAATCCCGTCCCTAGGGGAGAACTGAGAGGCTGGACATATACTTTGCGAAACGAAAGAAGCGGTAGGACAAATCGGGCCACCGTGTATCCAACCAATTCGACTACGATATAGAGGAACGTCTCAATCAACCAGTGCATGCGCAATCACCTAACCCGGCAGATCTTCAAGAGTAGCTATTATTATATAGCCAGGAATCGCGGTAGCTATCACAATTTCGAAATTCCGTCGGGAGGGACGACGGTGATTGCCGCATCGCCTCAGCTCGTCTCCTCCGAGGCGTGCCCCAAATCCGGCGCGTCGTCTTCGAGCGCGTTCTCGCCCTCATGCACCGTATGCGCGACAATCTTCATCGCGCCGCCGGATTCCGCGATCGCTTGCGCGAGCAACGCGAATTGATCGTCGGTGAGATCGTAATAGGTTTCGCGGCTTTCCTCCTCGCGCTCTTCCCACCACACTTTCGCGATGCCGACCTTGGAGAGTAGCGCGTCCTTGATGAAGGAATACAGCACGGTGAAGCCAAAATTCTGCTGCATGAAGACGTGATTGACGTAATCGGTCTCTTGCGCCGCCGCCGCCTCGTCCTCCGGCCCCACCGGCTCGAAGCGAACGACTTCATCAGAGCCGGCGAAGATATCCATCAAGGACGGCATCAGGCCTTCGATGGTATCGGCGACATCGGTCGAGACCGCGCGCGAACGCCCGTCCTGCGCCGGCATGTCCTTGTCCATGTCGCCGAGATAATAATCGAGCGCGTCGGCGCGCTCTTCGGAAAGCTGCGCCGCCGAGATCGCGGCCAACGCGTCGGCTTTCTTGGAAGAAAGCATGGCTTTGAGATCGGCAACAGACATTTTTGGCATGGCGGTATCTCGGTTTGAAGAGAGATGAAGGTATTGGGAAATATTCGGCGGCGGGCCGAGCCGAATTCGAGAGCATTCGGATCAGCGCAACGCGCCGCCCGATGTCGGGCCTCGTTGCAACCCGCTATTCAATTTCGTAACGGCGGAATGTGCTTTGAACGCAGAAGACGTCAGCGCAGAGACCGGATCGGCCACGGTCGCGTCGGTTCGTCGCGAAACCCGCGCAGTTGGTCATCCTGCAGCGATGGCGCAGACTGGTCCGGATTCTGTGGGTCGATGCCTGCGAGAGCGGCGATCCAACCGGCGAGACCGCCGGGGGGATTGAGCTGATCGGGAAGGAACTGCGCCGGCGGTGTGGCGGACTGCGACGAACTCAACGGGACACTATCCGCTGCAGAAAAAGTCGGATTTCCGAAGCTGGCACCGAAGGAATTTTGCGAATCCGCGGAAAGAGACTTGTTGCGAGAAGTGAGACGACGAACCGGGGGTACGCCGGTATCGAACACGGAAGCTTGCGATGGGTTGCTATCAGTCGCGTTGGGCAGTGCGGAGTCGCTGTATTTCTGCAGCGCACGCAGAAGCGGAGAAAGGGTATTACTCGGGCCACCAGCCGGAGAAGCGCGCGAGCTTCCAAAGCGGGGGTCAAACGAATCCGGATGATCAGGAGCTGGAAACCCATTGGACGGAGCGAATGGCGCAGCCGGCGCTCCCAAAGGGAAAGGCATCGGCGTCGCATCGTTAATGGGATTAGTCAGCGGGTTCTCAAAACCAGGCGTATAGAGCGATTTAGTTTCTCCACTAACGGGGTCAACTACCAACTGGCCATCGAATCTTTCGGGAAATTTGTTTCCCGGCCCGAAAAATCCCCCGCGTTGCAGTGCCGCGCCGGCAAAGGAATTGCTGTTTTGGGATAGTGGACGGTATTCATAGCCAATCGAGTTCACTTCGTCGGCAAAGTCTTGCATCAGCGCCCATCGAGCGCTGAGATCATCGCCCTCGGCAACCAACGTGTGCGGTTGGTTTAGGGAGACATCGGTATCGCGCTTCGTCGCGGTCTGCAGCCGTCCAAAAGGCGAATCTCTATTATTCGTACCATCTGAGAGCGCCTCTTCCCTAATAAATGCGCCCAGTTTATCGATATTGTGCTGAAAGCTATGCTCCGGCACGCCCTGAAGCGTATGGTGAGCACCATTGGCATCGATGTAATTCAAAACGATATGATGCCCGAGCACCGACCCTTGATAAGGAGCCGCAGTTGCATTTGTGTAGGTGAGGAAAATTTTCTCAGACATCATAACCTACTATTTGTGAAGAAATCCGGCGTACTCCCATTGCGATTTTTTCTCGGAAACGAGGTACGTGCAGTGACCGGCCGCAGGCGCGCAGGCGCGGGCCAAAATTTCTGGCGATTCCGACCGTTGTGGTTACGGGTTAAGACAGGCCGCTAGCGCAGAGACCGGATCGGCGTCCGAGCGAACCACGGTTGCAGTGAGTCGTCTTCCTTGAACCCGCCCCGTGGGTCATCAAACAAAGACGGCGCGGGCTGGTTCGGATTCTCTGGGTCGATGCCTGCGAGAGCGGCAATCCAGCCAGCCAAGCCGCCATGCGGATTTTGTTGATCGGGAAGAACGAACTGCGTCGGCGGCGTGACGGGCTGCGGCGGAGTCAATGGGGCGCTGCCTGCCGGAGAAGAAGTCCAGTTTCCGAAGCGATCGTCGAAAGAATTCGATTGATCGGCAGAAAGAACATCGTTGTCCGCAGCAGACGGCAACCCTGGTGGATTTTCATCAGATGGCGATGCCGATGATCTGTCGGCAATACGCCTGCCCAAACGGCGGATATTTGCCGCGGCGTCGGAAGGCGTTGACGCATCCGAAGGAGCCGCGGCCGACGGGCTTTGCCGATCCCAGAACTCGGTTGGATTGATGACGTTGCCGGCAGCATCCTTCAATTGATAGTGGACGTGTTGAGGGCCATCCTCGACATTTGCGTTGAGCACACCGGTGTTTCCCATCGTCCCGATTAACTGGCCCTCGGCAACCCGATCACCTACCTTCACATCCCGAGTATGAGTATGCAGGATTTCGTGAGAATAGCCGTTGGTATCCCTTACCGCTATTCTCCCAACAGTACCTTGCCCGGCGTTGGTCACGATTCCAGCTACAGGCGAATACAATTTCGGGTTCGTAAGATTGATTCCCTTTTGTCCACCTGGTCCAAGGTCGTAATTGAAATCCGCTCCCTTATGCGGGTTCGTTGAACGGGCCGGCCTATTCGTTGCTCCGAATACGCTGGTATCGTGCGGCAATACGCACCCGATCGGAGGCAGCACGCGCCGCCTGATATCTTCCCATGACATATCTGATCTCCGTTGCGCCGACGTGGATAACTGGCCTCAGCGCGTCAAGTCATGGATTTCGTGGAAGGCCACGGTGGTAAATTTTCCGGCGACCGCCGATTGCTCAACCTGTGGCTGATCCGTTATCCTATGCTCAACACCGCAAATCATCGCCGAAATTGGCAGGTCACAAACAAGCGTCATTCGGGAGAACGTCGTTGAACTACAGAAAGACAAGGCTTCGCATTCTTATGCTGGTGACGGTCACCCTCGCTTGGCAATTGAGCCCGACAGCGACGGTCTTTGCGCAGCAAGGCGGCAAACCGGCAATAGAGAAATGGCGTCCCAAGAATGGCCTCTACGCTCCACCGGCCACCAACCCCAACGAGGTATGCTTGGAAGGCAGCCAGGTTGACATCAACCTGGCCCGCAAATCGATTGATGGCTACGAGTGGAGTTGCCAGATCACCAAGGTCACGGATACCGCAGCCGACACAGTCACGCTAAGTACGGCCTGCTACGATGGCCAGGAGGAGGGCGCGAAACCATACAAGGTGATATTCTCGCTCAAAAAAATTGATAATAAGACCATCCTTTATGGCGCTTCCAGTAAAGGAGCAAAGGAGCAGGCCGAGCGATTGTCTTATTGCCCCGACGAGTACCAGCGGCTGCACGCGGAGGCACAGGCAAAGAACAAGGCAGAAGTCGAGCAAAAGGCCGCGGAGGAAAGGTTGAGGCTAAAGCCATGGCGCCCGCAGGACGGCATTTATGCAACCCCCGGCGCGAATTTCGAAGATCGATGCCTGAAAGCTGGCGACGCGATCATCGAAATGACCGAAAGAACGATTTCCAGTGGCGCCGATAAGTGCGGCGTGACCTTCATTCGCGATAAGCCAGACGCCGCTCTCCAGTTGTTCGTAACCTGTGGTCGAGAAGCGAACGCACAAGGTTCGATCCCTTCCCTGCCAAGCCCGGAAACCATCATTCTGGCAAGGGTCGACGACAAGACGATCTTCTTGCAAAAAAGCAAGGGCGGAAACTTCGTCGATCCCGGCCAACAATTATCTTTTTGCAGCGCGGACGCGCAAAGGGCTTACGCTGACCAAAAGGGAAAGAAGTGA